GAATGGCTGGCAATTGAGAGCCATCGCGTCAAGCCCGATGGTCGTTGGTTGAATTCTCAGGTTTGTGTCGTGGTTGCGCGCCAATCGGGGAAGACGACCTTTCAGATCATGCGGGCTTTGACGGGTTTGTTTTTGTGGAATGAGCCGCTGCAAATTGGCACAGCTCATCGCTTGACGACATCGCTTGAAACTTTCAGGCACATGGTTTCGATTATCGAATCAAATGCTGTCTTGCGATCTCAGGTCAAGCGGATCAGGTGGGCTCACGGATCGGAAGAAATCGAGCTGCTCAATGGCAATCGCTACATGGTCAAGGCAGGCGGCGCGGCTGCTCGCGGTATTTCAAGACCTGAAACGATTTTCCTTGATGAGCTCCGAGAGATGAAAGACCTAGATTCGTTTGCTAGCTTGCGATATACCGCGATGGCTTCGAAAAATCCTATGGTCATTGCCCTGTCGAATGCGGGAGATCAGCATTCGGTCGTTTTGAATCAATTGCGCGAACGCGGTTTGGCAGCTGCCGCGGGTGCGACCGACGAAATCGGTTATTTTGAATGGTCAGCTGCAACCGATGACATTCAAGATGTGGAAAATTGGAAAGCTGCAAACCCTGCACTTGGCTACACAATCCACGAAGACAACATTCGGGCTGTGCTTAATGATCCACCCGATGTGGTTCGAACGGAAGTGCTTTGCAGGTGGGTTGCAACAATTTCAAGCGCAATTCCTCAAGATGCTTGGAACGATTGTGGCGAAGACGATTTGCAGCTTGATCCGCTTGCACCGACTTGGCTTGGTTTGGATTTCTCGCCCGATCGTAGATCAGCGGCATTGGTTGCAGCTCAAAAAATGACCGAGGATCGCTTTCAAGTCAGGCTTTTGCATACTTGGACAAATCCTGTCGCCCTAGACGATAGAGCTGTCGCAAATGATGTGGCGACCTATGCCCGAAAGTATGCAACCGAAACCGTGGCGTTTAGCCGTCGCACAGCTGCCGCGTCAGCAATGAGATTGCAACCCGCTGGCATTGGAATCACCGACATTGACGGCGCAATTTATGCGCAAGCGTGCGATGAGCTTCTCGGCGCGATTACTTCACGAAGACTTCGGCACGGCAATCAACCTGAATTGACATCGCAAGTTTTATCAGCTGCACGACTAAGAATGGGCGACACAGGTTGGGTCATTGGTCGCAGAGCTTCTCAATCCACCGTCACAGCTTGCGTGGCAATTGCGTTGGTCAGCCATTTTGCGACACGCCCATCAACAGAGATTGACATTTTGGTCGGATAGTGCTCAAACGCGCGGGAGAATCCGCGCATGGCAATTCGTGATTGGTTTATCACCGCGCCGCAACAGGCTGCCCAAAAAAGTGAGGATCACTTAGACATCGCGGCAAGTCTTGCGCCGCTTAACACAATCAACAGCCTTTCAGGATTCTTGCTGACGCCAATCACGGCGACACGCGATGAGGCAATGGCTGTGCCAACAATAGCTCGCGCAAGAAACATCATTGCGGCTTCAATCGCATCAATCCCGTTGCACATCATTGACGAATCGACAGGTCAAGAAATCTATCCACCGCGAATCATCAATCAACCTGACAAACGCGTCACAGGTTATTCAGCTTACAGCTTCATCGTTGAGGATTTGCTTTTCTATGGCGTCGCCTATCTTCAGATTATGGAACTTTATGCTGACACAGGTCGCATTCGTGACACACAAAGAATCGCACCTGATCGCGTGCAAATCATCACAAACGCAATGAGCACAGAAATCACAGGGTATCGCGTCGATGGAATGGTTGTGCCAAATCAAGGCGTCGGATCACTTGCTGTGTTCAATGGAATTGATGAGGGTTTGTTAAATCGTGCTGGAAGAACAATCAAAGCCGCATTCGCACTTGAAAAGGCTGCCACAATATATGCGCAAGAGCCTTATCCAACGATGGTTTTGAAATCTTCTGGCACAGCCCTTCCCGCCGATCGCATTCGCGCGCTTTTGGATAGTTGGAAAGTTTCACGCGCGCAACGCAGCACCGCATTCTTGAATGCTGACATTGAATTGCAATCGGTTGGCTACGATCCTAAATCGTTGCAGCTCAATGAAGCGCGCGAGCAAGTTTCGACAGAGCTTTGTCGCGCGATTGGTTTGCCTGCATATTACGCCGACGCAAACACGGGCAGCTCAATGACTTATTCAAATGCAACACTTGCGCGTCAATCACTTTTTGATTTCTCACTTAGAAATTTTGCGCGTGCCATTGAAACACGATTGTCAATGCCTGATTACACGCCCGCTGGACAGACCGTGCGCTACGACTTAGACGATTACTTGCGCGGATCAGCAAAAGAGCGCGCCGAAGTTTATGAAATACTCAATCGCATTGGCGCAATGTCAATCGAAGAAATCCGAGAGGAAGAAGACCTAATCCGATGAAACTATCAATTCCGATTCAATTAACCGCGGCAGATTCAGAGCGTCGATTGATTTCAGGTCGAATCGTCACTTGGAATGAAGAAGGCAACACCAGCGCGGGTCGCACGATGTTTCAAGCTGGATCAATTGCGCCACGCAATGTTAAATTGCTTTTGGAGCACGATCGCACACGCCCAATCGGTCGCGTTGTTGAAATGACCGAAACACCACAGGGAATTGATGCGACTTTTAAGATTGCAAACACCACAGCTGGAAGCGACGCGCTGGAAGAAGCGCAAACACAATTGCGCGACGGATTTTCTGTTGGAATTTCTGTTGATGCGTGGGATAGCAAAAACGGCGTTTTGGTTGTATCAGCTGGCAAGCTCGATGAAGTCAGTTTGGTCGCCGAGCCCGCCATCGACAGCGCAAGGGTTTCAGATGTCGCCGCGTCATATGAAGACGATGATGAAAAAGAAAAATCAGAGAATTCCGAATCAATCGATTCTGGAACAACCGAAGAACAAGGAGAAGACGAAGTGGAAAACACCGTCACAGAGCAGGCAGCACCCGCCGAAACGGTGGAAGCTGCTTTGACTTCAAATTCGGCTGCAACTCAGCCGAAGTTTTACACCGCGCCACGAATTGAATTGACAAAAGTCAAGTATCTTGAAAACACAATTCGCGCGGCACTTGGCAGCGAAGAAGCCCGCATTTATGTGAAGGCAGCTGACGACGCCACAAACAATCCAGCAATGTTTCCGACCAGACAGCTCACAGAGGTTTGGAATCCGCTTGGAACAAATGTCAGAGGTTGCGTTGATGCGCTATCAAAGGGCACATTGCCTGATGCAGGGCTTACCTTCGAAATCCCAAAAATTACTCAGCTGCCATCTGTCACGGAAGAAGCTGAAGGTGGCGCGGTTGCTGATGTTAATGTAAATTAAGAATTAATTTCTGTATCTGTCAAAAAGTTCAGGGGCTCTCAGACATTTTCTGTTGAGCTCCTAGATCGCAGCTCGCCTGTCTTTCTAAATGAATTGCTTTTAACTATGGAGCAGGCATACTCAAAGGCTACGACCGAATATGCAAACGATGTCTTGGTTGCAAATGGCGCACTTAATGCAACAGCTCGCGCCAACGATGCTTCCAATTTGCTTGCTTATGTTGCAAGCGGAAGCGCGGCGGTCTATGCAGCGACAAAAGGTTTTGCAAGAAATCTAGTTGTTGCACCTGATCAATGGGCAAATATCATGGGATACAACGACGCAGGTCGCCCAATCTACAACGCAGCCGCGCCACAAAACGCGGGCGGAACTGTGACACCAACATCATTGGTCGGCAATGTTGCAGGTCTAAACCTTTATGTCGATGCCTATAAGACAGGATCAGGCGACAATTCAATGTTTGTCATCAATCCTGATGCTTACACTTGGTATGAATCACCACGCGCAAACCTTCGCGCAAATGTCATCGCCACAGGTCAAGTTTCTGTGCTCTATTACGGCTTCGCCGCTCTTGCCACAAAAACAGGCGCGGGCTGCAACCGTTTTAACTTCACTTAAGCCGACTAACTAATCATCGATCAGCTGCGCTCCCGTAGCTGATCGAGCAGAATCGAAAGGAACGCTCATGCCAAACATCGTCAGCGCGCAAGACTTGCGCACCGTGCTTGGCGTGAGCGTTTCGCTTTATCCTGACAGCTATCTTGACGACATCATCAATTCGGCTGAAGCTGTTGTTTTGCCGATGTTGGTTGCCAATTCGTCAGCTGTTGCCATGTATGAAATCGAAAATAACATTCTTTACATCTACACCGTTAGAGCTCACAAATTCGTCACAGGTCAGAGCGTGCAGCTTAACAATTGCGACGCTTCCATTGATGGCACTTACACCGTGACCGCGGATTACACTCATTCGCCCTATGTCTTTACAGCTGCAAAAGTCACAGCAAATGTGACGCTTCGCGCCGTCATTCCAAACGGATCAGCGACATTGGTTGGCAAATCTGCCGCCGATATTTATGCAAACAACGATGCTGTTGAGAATGCTGTGATTATGACCAGCTCTGAAATTTTCCAAGCCAAAACCGCCGCTGGCAATTCCATTGACGGCGTTGATTTCCAAGTTTCACCGTGGCGCATGAGCCGTCAGCTATTGACACGCGTTTCAGCCTTGCTTGCGCCATTTTATGAAGTCGAATCGATGTGTCAGTAATGCCATCATCAATTCAAACAAGTGTCAGAGATACGCTTCAAAGCGCGCTGTCAAGCGTTTCGGCAAATGTTTATGATTCTGTGCCTGAAGCTGTGATTCCGCCGTTTTGCGCGCTAGTTCCGAGCGATCCTTATCTTCAGCCGAATCTCATTGGCAAATCGACAATCAAAGTTCAAATCAATCTTAGAATCACGGCAGCTGTTGCCTATATGTCAAACAGCGCATCGCTGGACAACTTGGAGAAGCTACTCATGAGCATTCTGGCGGTTATACCGTCAGGCTACATCGTCGGAGATATAACCGTGCCGTCGATTGTTTCGGTCGGATCGTCAAACCTGCTATCGGCAGACATACCCGTTTCCACCTACTACACACAAACAAACTAGGAGCAGACATGCCAACAAATATCATCACGGGGCGCGATGTGTCTTTCACGATTGGTGGAAACAATTTCGACGCCCAAACAACATCGGCAATCCTGTCAAATGAGCACATCATCGAAACTTATCAAACGCTCGATGGTCGCGCATATAAGGCAATTGACGATCAATGGACATTCGATGTCGAAATGCTTGCAGATTGGGGCGCAACAGGATCACTCTGTGAAATTCTGTGGGGCGTTTGCGAATCTGCACCAAACACAGGCATTTCAACCGTCATGACGGCGGCGACAGGTGCTACATTCACATTTCAGGTTTTGCCCGTCTTCCCATCGGTCGGCGGAGCTGCACCTGATGCACAAACTGTGACGATGAGCTTCACCGTCATTGGAACACCAGCTGAATCGTTCAGCTAGGATTTAGAGAAACGGGAGCAAAATGAAACTAGCAATTCAAATTGAATATCAATCGGGCGATGTGGCGACTTATGTCGCTGCACCGCCTGAATGGGCGAAGTGGGAGCAAAAGACAGGCTTTCGCATTGGTCAAGCGCAAGAGAAGATTGGCATTTCAGACTTGATGTTTTTGGCTTATCACGCCATGAAGCGTGAGGCAGCTGGCAAGCCTGTCAAGCCTTATGACACTTGGTGCGAAACAATTGCCGAAGTGGTAGTTGGTGACAACAGCCCAAAAGTCACGGAAGCGGAAGCGTCAGCCGACTAATCGTTGAGCTCGCAATCGCCACAGGCATTCCGATGTCTGAATGGCAATCCGCTGAAGATATTTTGACGGCGATTGAGATTTTGGAGAAAAATGGCGGCGACAAAAAGTCAAGGTAAGATCAGCATCGATGTTGATCCTGTTGCTTTGAAAGACTTGCGCGCCACATTGAGGCTGCTAGACAAGGAAACATCGTCAGAATTACGCGACAAAGCGCAACCGCTTTCCAAAAGCCTTGCCCGTGAATTGACCGTTGCAGCTGCATTCTCGGCAGCTCCACCGCAAGCCATTTTGGTTGCGCGCTCAATTAGCACGCCAAGAGATCGCATGATCCGCGTTGATGTCGGCGGATCAAAACGCGTTGGCAGACCTTATGGCGGCGAAAGAGATGTTCGCGGTCAAACACGAAATCGGGTTTCAGCGCAAGCGGGCGAGCTTTTATGGGGCAGCGAATACGGCAGCGGCGGTCAGCCTTATGACCGTGCAGGTCGGCGCATGGGCAGATCACGATTCGTTAAAGGCAGAAATAAACGCGGCTATTGGATCAACCCGACCGTTGATGCAAACATCAAGCCCATTGCTGACGAATATGTGCAGATTGTCAAGGATATAGTTAAGCGATTGAAACTTGAAGGGCGGGGCTAATGGCTGGAATTCCAAAAGTCAAGATTCAATTTGACGCCGATCTCGATGGTCTGAAAAAAGGCACGGCAAGTGCTGACAAAGAGGTTGGCGGGTTTGCAGATCGCGTCGGTGAATTTGGAAAGAAAGCCGCTGCCGCTTTTGCTGTTGCTGCCGCCGCGGCTGCCGCTTATGCGGGCAAACTTGCAATTGATGGTGTTCGCGCTGCATTAGACGATGAAAAAGCTCAAAGAATTTTGGCTTTGACGCTAGAAAATACAACAGCGGCAACGAATGCTCAAATTGCAGCTGTTGAAGATTACATTTTGCAAACCGCGCTGGCAACGGGTGTCACCGATGATCAATTGCGACCAGCTTTTGCGCGCTTGGTTAGATCGACAAAAGATGTGGAAGAAGCCCAAAAGGTTTTGAATCTTGCGCTAGACATAGCAAGTGCAACGGGCAAACCGCTTGAAACTATCACGGCAAGTTTGGCAAAAGCCTATGATGGCAACACAAACGCATTGGGTCGGCTTGGGCTTGGTTTAGATCAATC